GCCTGGGCATCCTCGAAGTTCGTCGCCAGATTTTTGGGGATGGTTCGCATCGATTCAGCAATAACCGGGGCCTGGCCAGCTCGAGCCGGGGGGATAGTCGCGGAAGTTTCCGAAGCCGGGGTGCACGACGTCGGGAGTGCCATGCGTGGCGAGCCAGGAACGGGCCTCGGTCAACTGACGCTGAATCATTTCGGTGTTGAACTCGACCGAGCCCCCTTTGCCGTGGGTGCTCTTGGCAGGAATTTTCAGCAGCAGCATCCGGCAGGCCGTCACGAACGCCTTGGCCTTCACCACGTCGTTGTCCTCCGCGTAGGAGGCGTTATCGAGGTAGCTGTTCTCGATCTGCTGGAAGGTGCTGGCGGACGTGAGCGAGGACATTCGGAGCGTTCTGGCTGATTGTCGCCAAACGCGAAAGCCGACTCCGAAAGCGGATTTTTGGACGTCCTACGGATCGGACCGAGTCATTCGCGTCGATCCTGGGGCATCCTGGCGCGTCATTTTCAGGCCGCGGACCGCTTTTTCGCCTTTTTGGATTTGGCGGCAGCCTTTTGGCTCAGTCGCTCGGCGCGGACCTCGTCGAACGTCTGGCCGGTCGATTCGAGGACCGGTGGATTATCGGAGGCCTTCCTATATCGCTCGCAAATGACATCGCAGTGATTCGGTTCCAATTCGACCCCGAAGCAGCGACGACCCAGTTGCTGGGCCGCTATGAATTGTGGACCGCTCCCGGCGAATGGTTCGAAGCAGATCTCACCTGCCTGCAGATGTTTCAAAATCGGGATCGAAAACAACTCGACCGGCTTCGGCGTCGAATGGTCAAACTCTTTCCGGTCAGCCTGGCTCACGCTCTTGAGCTCCCATACAGTCGTCTGCGTTCGTTCGCCATTCCCCTCGCCGTAGTCCGGCGGCTGCCTTCCCTTCACCCATCCCATAAAGCATGGTTCGTGCTTCCAGTGATAATGTCCACGGCCCAGCAGCAATACCGGTTTGACCCAAATAATTTGCCGGTGTAGCACGACATTTGCGGCGGCGGCGGCGGCGGCGGCGGCGAAATATCCTTGGGTCAAATGCGCATGCCAAAGATACCAAGCCGATTTTTCGGCGAGCGCGGTATCGACCGCAGTCTTGAAAACGGACTCGAGGAACGCCTGCAATTTTTCGTCGGCGAGCTCGTCATTCGCCACCCGCGGCTTCGCCACCCCAGGGTTCGGACGATCATCGTTCGCATACGAGACGCCATAGGGCGGGTCGGTATTCATCAGTCCGGCCCGTTCGCCATTCATCACGCGGGCGACGTCCGCCGGCTTTGTCGAATCTCCGCAGAGCAATCGATGCGTTCCGAGAATCCAGAGATCGCCGATGCGAGTGACCGGAACTTTCGGGGGCGAAGGGACCTCATCTTGCTGCGGATCGGGGGCCGACGCCAGGCCCGCGTCCTCAGCCAGGTCGTCGAGCATCTTTTGCACGTCGGCATTGCCGATATCGACCTCGCGCAACAAGGCGTCGAGTTTGGCGCAATCCATTTCCGCCATGCCGGCCAGCGGATCGAGCGTCGCGAGCACCTTGCCGGCCTCGGCCTCGTTCAGATCAAGAACGAGCACCGGCACGATCTCATCGGGCGTCGTCTCGGCGCGCAAATGCCCGTCGACCAGCATCAGGCGGCCATCGGGCAGCTCGCGCGCGAGCAGGGCATCGGCATAGCCGACCTCGTCGAGCAGCCCCTTAAGGGCATTCTTCTGGCCCAGAGGATGCAGCCGCCAATTGCGCGGGTCGGCGAGCAGCTCGCTGGCTTTCACCCGACGCAGCTCTTTAATCCGATCGCGAATTCCCGGCGTTTTCGTCGCGGATTTCTTCGCCATGCTCTTTCCTTATTCGGCGATCGCCTCGGCCTGGGCGAGCTGCTCGAGCAGCCAGCGCAAGGCGTCGGGGCCGTTCTTAATGGGGGAGCCGTCCCGGAGACGTTCTGAGCGGGCATAGAGACCGTCAAACAGTTCCCGCAGCGCCGCCGACTGCATACTCGAAAGTTGCATGTCGAGGTGCCGCTGGACGTAGCCGGGCTGTCCGGCCATCAATGGGGCCTCGATGCGGACGGTTCGTTGCGTCGGTCCGCCGACGTCAGTAATCGCGATTTTCGATTCCCCGTCTTCTACCTTCGTTTTCGCTCGCGCCATCCGTGGCTCCTATTGAAGTGTGAGGTATTCGCCCGGACGGGCGCAACAGTTCTTGAATTTCTTGCCGCTGCCGCAGACGCATTTCGAGTTTCGCGGGACTTTCTTCCCGATGATCACCGTCTGAATTCGTTCCTTCCTGAATCGCGGCGCCATGGCCGCTATCATCGCCAGTCGTGCGAAAAATCCGGGTGCATGGGCCGTCATCGTTCGGTCACCAGGAAGGGGCGGCCGTCGGGGGTGGTGAATCCGGCCGGCCGTTCGCTTTGCTGTTGCGGGGCATTGCCGGCGTTTGGAATTCGCTTGAGCAGCGGCCAGCTCCGCCCGTTCTGCATCAAGAGCTCGGCCAAGGCCCTGTTATAGCGCAACGCGTCGCGCTGTTCGTTTTTGCCCGTTTTCCGCCAGGCCGAAACCAGATAGCCCGAGTTGTCGACCTCATCGTGGGCATATTCATTGAGGAGCTGATCGAGAAACGAAAAATCCATCGCCGCCTCGGCGTTCACCGTGAAAATCGGGGGCTGGCCCGGCAGCGGATCGGTTTCAATGAGCGTCTGCACCCATCGCTGCGTACGCTCGGTATTGATTTCGAGATACAGCGGCAGCGTCGAAAAATGCGTCGGCGCGACCTGGGCCGCCGCGGCCCGTTTATAGGTCGGGTTGCCGTCCAGCGACTGCGGCCGGCAGAACTCGGGGAACGCCGAATGCCGCGAGCCCATACAGGGGAGACAGCCCGGTACCCGCCGGCAGAAAGCGTAAATCCGCTCGGTAACATGCCCGTCGCGAGCGTCCAGCAATACCCGAGCGGGGCGGAGCGGGTTTCCACGATCAGCATGGGGGAACGAGGCCCCGCGAATCAGGGCCTCGACGTCTGCCTCGGAATAGCAAACGCCATAATCGACCAGGTGGCCCCGGGAATGCGGGCCCCAGGCAGTTGCCTGCCATTCGTACTGTTCGCCCCCCGCCTGCACGTCGACGGCCATCGTCAGGAAAACCGACCAGGCCGGGCAAAGCCGGCGAGCCTCGGCGTCGGGGCTGGCGAGGCGTTCGGCCAGCTCGTGCGCATGCACCTTGACCGGCTGCGGGTCCCATTCCTCGGCCTCGACTGAATTCTTGAAATCGCGGCGAGATTCACTGTCGTTCCGGCTGTCGAGGAATTCGCCGACGAGCTGGCCCCATCCGGAGATTGCCAGGCTGTAGAGCGCCGACAAGGGGCCGAAACCGACATTCGGGCTGGCGACCCGCGGCTTTCCCGCGATTTTTCCTTTGCGGTCGATCGATTGTCCCTCGGAGAGCCAGACGCCGGCACGCATCATCGCCGGCCGGTGTCGGTCTTCGATCCGTCCGAAGCAGAACTGGCATTCATACCAGGCCGAGGCGACGGCCATCGGCCGCTCGGAATGTTCGCCCGGGCGTTTATCCCAGCGCAGGCCGCCGGTCTCCTCCTGGCCGGTTCCCATCTTGAGGAGCTGGAATTCTCCGCAGTGCGGACACGGCACGTAACGGCGGCGGCGATCAGTCCCCGGGTCGTTCATCAGCCGGCCGATCCGGCAGTTCCCTTTGGTGCCAGGGCTCGACTCGAAAAAGTATTTCGATTCGAACGGATATAACAGGGCACGTTTGGTGAACAACTTGACAGGGTCCGCCTCGAAACTCTTTTTCGTCGTCCATTTCGATACTTCGCCGGCATGACCGTAACAGGCGGGAAACCCGGCCATGCTCGATGGAGAGCCACTGAAAGATTTGCGGATCCGGCAACGCCGCAGGGCCACGAACCGTTTATTCCGCTGATGTTCTGGCTTGAGCTGCTCGCGCGTCGCCGCGCAGGCCTCGAGCATCGGATAGAGTTGGCTGTCGATTGTGTCGTCAGCCTTGTCGTCGGTCGACGAGCCGAACAGCATCGGACGGGGCGCGTTGACGGCGAAGAAAATCAGCGCGGCAAGTGCCGTCGTGGTCTTCGCGTTGCGGACCGACCATTGCATGTAAATCTGCCTGACTAACGGGTCGTCGATGGCTTCGAGCACGCCCCGCACGTGCGGGAACAAATCGAGGTCGAACAGACCGGGTGTTTCGGTTTCTTCGGGGATGACGATGTTGTCGGGGATCCACTGGACGGCCCGGACTCGATCGGGCGGGATCCAGGAGTCCCAGACTCGGCGGCTGAGCACTTCAATCCTTCACCCCTTGTTCCAGACAACGGGCCATTTCCGCGCAAATCTTTCGGACGTCCCCTTCCCCCTCCGCCTGCAGCACCCGGTGATATTTCGCGGGCACGTGTTTGCACAGCATTTTTGGGAGCCGCATGAATCGATCCCTTGCCTGTTGTACGACTTCGACCGCGAACAACTCCCATTCATCCCGCGGCAGCACGTTCCCGAGCTCGACCGCCTCCGACCGCTCCATCGCCGCGGCTTTGAGGCGATCCTGTTTCAGCCGTTCGCCTTCCCGGGCCAGCTTCAATTTCGTCGCCGGACTCAGGTTCTGCGTCTCGCTCGGCCGCCGCTGCAGATCGACCCAAGGATCAGTCTCTGATGGCAGGTAAATGCACTGCTGCCCTTCTTTCCGATGCGGCATGCCGGCATCACGCCAGCTCTTCACCGTCCGAGTCGACACTCCATATCGCCGCGAAGCCTCGAGATCCCCGCGGATTTCCGCCTCGCCCGCATTTTTCGACTTCGCGGCCTGTTTCGGCCGGTTTTTCGGGGCGCCGGAAGAAGAAGAAGTCTTTTTTTTCACGCCTTATCGACAGAAATTTCGCCATGCTAACACCGCGCGGGGACCCTCCCATGGGGGAGGACCCCATGGGGGGGGCTCGCCGATGACGTAAGGGGTTAAGTCAACGCTTTCGCCGTGGTGTCTGACGTCGGATTCGCCGGATTCGATGGTGCGGCCGACGAGGCATTCACCTGCGCACCGGCTGCGACCAGGGGAAATAAATGGCTCAATCCGGCGTTGCCGAACATCGTTGAAATATCGGTGAGACCGAGATTGGATGCCGCCGCCGACTGTACTGTGGAGACAGCGTTTTGTATGTCGGCCTTGAGCACTGCGAAGGGCGTCGGCGGTGCGGTGAATTTCGCAAGTGTGCTGTCGGCTTTGATTGCTGCCGCCATGTCGGCATCGATCGTCGCCTGTGATGCACCTGATTGGAAATCATTGACGACCTGCATAATTGCCGCCCATCGACCGGGATTGGCATGTGCTGCCGCGGCGATGCCGCCGAAAATCTGCGCCTCACCGGCAGGTGTCGCCGCCTGTGATTTCGCTTTTTCGAAAGCGCCAATCGCTCCGGCATAATCGCTCACTGCGAGATCGGAAATCGGATCGATGAACCACGTCGGCAATCCCCAACTGCCGAGCAATGTGGCCAGGCCCGCCTCCCATTTTTTTACAGCGGTGCGCCAGCTCTTCATCCACAACGCAACGAAAACCGTATTGAGTGCCAGGAGACAGAGCACGGCGATTCCGTTCGGCGATTCGAGCCAATTTGTAAATGACGATTCCATTTTTATTCCCTCGTGGAATTGGTACCGGTGAAATGAATTAACGCCGCGCGGCGGAAACCTTGCCGAAAAAACCCAGCGACAAACCGCCGAGGAGAATTGAACACGGCAACAAAATCGCCAGGAACGGATGACCCGACCGTGGCGGCGGCGAGAAATCTTTTCCCGCCGGGCCCTGATCGCCCTTCGGCCCCTCGTCGCCCTTGTCGGGTTGATGCAGCTCGAGCTCGTTCTGCCGGTGCTCGAGGTCGAGGATGTGTTTCGAGCGTTCGCGCGGCTTGCGATATCCCTCGGGAGGCCTGCCCCTGCCGTCATACTCCGGCAGCTCTGCCGCCGGGCCATGTTCCTTCGGCGATTCTGCAGGCTGATCGATTTCGATATTCGGCGACGGTTGCCATTCTTTCGACCGAGGCTGGGGCGGGGCCTGGGCGGTCCGCAATTCGCCACTGCGTCGCCTCGGGCATCGGCCATTTTCGCAACTGCCGCGCCGAACCTTCGACCAGATGTTAAACCGAGATCTCACGACAACCGGATCGGCAATTATTCGATTATCGAATAATGGTCCGCAGTCGGCGATTTTCGAGCGTTGCTCCTTTATGAAACTGACGAGATATTTGTGCTGGCAGCAATACAATTCGTTGCCGACTTCCACGTCGCTCGTGGCCGAAATCTTGCCTAGTTCGGCCTTGTCGACAACGCCCGTTGTATTTCGATGAGACTGCACGCCGACGAGCCGACCATCCGCAAAAACGCCCGATCCGGATTGGCCGCCGACGGCAACACCCGATTCGCTACAAATGAAACTCCAGCGCTGACTGACGCCGCCGACCGGCAAAAACGGCTTGGCAGTATGGGGCATCAGTTCGTGATAAAACGGGCCGAATCCCTGCGGATAACCGGCACTCGCATATTTCAGCACATCCTGCGGCATAGTTTCGGGCAACGGAGCCGCGGCCAGGATCGCATCGGTCGGTACACGAAATAACGATAAGTCATTTGCGGAATCGGTCGCGACGAGCGTGCACGAATTACGGGAACCGTCGGGGAAGTAAATGTAAAAATGTTTTCCAATCTGATCGCCGAAACAGTGCCGGCAGGAAATCACCGCGCTCCAGACCGGCCCGCTGGAAAATACCGTCGCCGAACATCCAGAGACCTTAACGCTCGCCAGAATATGATCGGGCGTCTTCGCATGGCCAGGAGTCGCGAAGCACAACACAGCGCAAATCAGGGCGGCGGCAAATGGGCGAAACATGCGAGGCCTCTTTAGCTAACGAGGGGTTGCGGGGGGCCATAAAGTGCACGGCGGCGAACGTCGTGCATCAGGCTTGCGGGGTTGTAGACCGCGGGATTATCGGGGGGCAGGAGCCCGGCCTGCATCAACGCGTGAGCGCACAGTTCGCTGCAGAACACGCTGCCCAGGTCGGGATAGGGAAACAATCGGGACGCCTTGAACCAGCTCGGGGCGGCACTCAGGCCCGCCCCATCGCGGGTATAACCGTGCCCCTGCAGCCGCCAAAGAGCCTTCGCCATTCGCCCGGCCCGGTAGTGATCGAGGTTCCAGCCGGGTAATAGACGCATCCGCTCAATCCGGCCGTCATAATTGGCGAGTCGATCCTGCACCTGATGAAACTGCACGCCCCTTTGAATTTTCTGCGTTACGAGGCATGGCAGATTACAAAGAGTCGTTGCCTCGACCAGAATTTCATTCCCCAGGCCGTGAAAGCCGCAGACGATGCCGACGTGAGACGGGCCCCAGGTCGCGAGCTCGATACCCCAACTGATGAGGCCGCGACCATAAAAAAACAACAGGTCGCCCGTTTCAAACTCGGGTGCCGCCTGGGGCTCCGGTTCGCGGTAAATTCTAATCTCGTGGCGAGGCTCGCCATTCGATTCCCCAGGCCGATCGGCGTGCATCAATCGGCGCCCTCGGAAGTCGAGGTCAATCGCGTCTCGGCCGGGTCGGCGAAGAATTCGTCCTCGCCGATAACAAAACGGAAGCCGATCGCCCGCAGCTCGACCGGCTTAATTTTGTGCTCGGCCATGGCGCTACCGAGTTTGTCCCGCGACCATTTAATTTGAATGACCAGGCAGTCAAGGACCGGGCCGCAGAGCGCGGCGAATTTGTTGATAGCCCCCCGCAGGTGGGCGGTTATTCGCTCGAGGACCGTTTTATTGCCGGCCGCCCCGTCGATTGCCTCGATTGAGTCGGGGGCCTTGCGCCAGCCAATTGTGCCGAAGTTCAGTTTCCGGCTTTTCAAATCGCCGGTGAGAATTTCATCGCGATTCGCCTCGGCCCAGATTTTGATTGAATCGCGAATCTGCCGCCGGCGGTCTTCGAAGGAGACTTTGCCGCCGGGCACTTTGACGAAGAGCTGATCTTTGAATTTTCGCCGGGCTTCCTCTTCCACGGCTTTGCATTCGGCTTTGACCTGGGCCTCGACGGCGTCGATTTCGCCCAGTTTTTGCAGGAGTTCGTCGGCGTCCCGCATTGATTCACAGTCAACCGGGGGCGGCTCGAATTTCGGAGCGGCTTTCGATTTCGCGACGGCCATATTCGATGGTTCCTGGGCGTGAAAATCCGCGGACTCGACGACCGGATGGCCTCAAGCTGAGGAGTGAGAACAGGAAGGATCCGCGTGAGTCCGCGGAATCTCACCAAGAATTCGGAGGGGGCTTTTGGCCATCCTTGGCCTATACCTGCTCGGGGGGAAGGTGTTAGAAATGTAGGCGGGGATCGCGATCCTTCGCTCTCCCCGCCAGTGTCAATCGACGCAAGGATCTAGCGTCGATTTGCGCCGAAAACGCAAGATCAAACCAAGGGCCGCAGTTGGTCGCGCTCAAGAAGAGACGCCAGGTCGCGCTTGATCTGGAGGCGAATGACGTCGCCTGCCTTGAGCATCACTGCGCCGTGGTTTTGCGGCAATCGTTCGCGAAAGTAATTAGCCGACTGGCACTTACGTATCTCGACCAGGTCGATCCGCATCGCAAAAGAGTCGGCCGACCGCCGGATTTGCCGCCAGAAATCGGCGATGGGAACTGATTCCCTGTCAGCGCGCTTTGGCGGCGCGCGCCTCAAGAATTGCGATGATCTCGTCCATTTGTTTTTCAGCGAATTCGGGCTTGCGACTCGCATCGATCACGGATTGGTAGCATTGTTCGTGATCGAACATTCCTCTGAATGGGTGGTGTCGGCTGTAGCCCCGGCTGATGCTCCCGATTGACCAACCGCATTCGAGCAAGAAACTTTCTGCTTTGACGTCGGACGCGCCCCACTCGCAACAGTCGTCCCCGCGTTTGCATGGGCAATCGTCGAAAACGTCGTCAGGCCCGTCGAGCCAGAATTCGGAAGCCTCCGCTGACCACTCGACAGTTTTGACCTCAAAATCATAGATTCCCTGCGCAACCGCATACTCGCACGTATATATTTTCAGGCCTGCAAAAGGCGCGAATGGGAGAGAAATGCACTTTTCGAAATAAACCTCCGCGTCCTTGCGAATCTCGGTCACGTACAAATGGCAGTTGAAGCTCATGGATTTCATGGCGTGTTGATCCTCAGTCATTAAGCGTTTGTGACTTCCCCGCGGGTTATGTTCCCGTGCCAGCCGCACGATTTCTTGCGGCCGTGGGCCGCGAATCGAATGCTCGGGAGCACAGTCAGAGAATCCCAGTTCATCCTCCTGCCGTCATAGTTCCAGTTCCAAATCGCTTTCTCCTGGTCGGGCGGCCCTGCCGAGCACTTAATGGAAACCGTGTATGGTGCTCCGCATCGCGGACAGTCAAAGCGCAAACTGCCATCGCCCCAAAACTGCGGATTTAACGACGAAAGTTTCATCGGTTGATTTCCCCTCATTTGCAGATTGTGGAATCCCAGCCATAGTAAACCGGGAAAGCGTCCTCATCCCGCGCGCGGTGCATCTCTTCACCGGTCAGGCAGCGCCGGCCCTTTGAGTCGACGCACACCATGTCCCGGCCTCCAATTCTGCGCTGTGCAGCATTAACCCAATGCTGAAAGGTGTCGAATTGACCGTCCAGCAGAAGCTCAAATTTCGGCAGAGATTTCGGCATTGCGCGCTGACTCTTTCTCATTCGCTGTTAAAAGATGGCACGGGCAGGATTCGACACCTGCTCCACGTCTGGTCACAAGCCGGAATTCAGGAGCCGACCGCCCCTACCCTCAGCCGTCGCTGTAAGTTGTAATCTTCGGGCCTTTGCAGGTTGATCGTGCCAGCCTGAAGCTGAACACTGGGCCTGCTCTGCCGCCCTTGGGTCGTGTTTGTGTGATCGTGTCCTTCCACGATGCCGTGCCAAAATGTTAAAGGGACCGTCGAAACGACTTCGCCGCACTGCCCTCGGAGTGTGGCAATCACTTTTCAAGACGCACTCCGATTCGCTGGTCGGGGAGTGATCTGACTTGATCGCAGGCCAGCGATAGCCCGGATTGCTTAGCGTGGTCAGCATCTCTTTTTGACGCCTCGGCATGTTAAGACGGTCCCGATTGCTGGTTGACCAAAACTCATTCAGGGTTAAAAAATTCGCGGGCTAAATCATCCGGAATTCTCGCCCGCTCCTCGAGACACTTTAGGACGGCCCGGGCGATGAGCCCCTTAACGCGGAAGCCTTCGGGATCGATTGGTGGGCACTCCGTCCGATTGTTGTTCCACCAGGCAATGTCACGCAAACATTGATCGCACTCGGAAATGACGTTGTGGCATGTTCGCATGAGCCTTGTTCGGGCCGCTTCTGCTTCTTTTTGTCGGTTCGTCATCGCTTCACCTGTTGACTAAACGTCATTAAGCGGCTTCCAAATCTCATCAACAGTCTTTCCGAAAAACTTCGCGATCTTGCGTGCGCTCGTCAGCATCGGGTCTGTGCCGTGCTCGATGTTCCACAGCCCGGCTTGCGTCATCCCGATTTCTTCGCCGACTGCCTTAAGGCTCAGCCCGAGTTCCAATCGCATTTCAGCAAGGCGACAATCGTGAACCGGATGGCGGCCTTTCGGGAGGCGGCTTTTCCTTTTTTTGGCTGCAAGGCGTTCGGCTGGAGTCATTGTCAATACTTCCCGTTTTCCGGGTCGAGTTCATCGGCCAGCGCACGCAGGTGAGCGAGCGGCCCAAATGGTGAATTGTCTTTAAGATCGACGACCAGCGGTTTTCCGTCCTTGCCGATAGTGTCCTGCACGGCTCTTACCAGTCCCCACAATTCATCAGTGTTTCGAGTTGTGTCGGCGTCGGTCATGCGGGATCCCCTTTTCTCTGGTTGATAAACGGTCAGCGCGGCTAAGGGCGCGGGTCTTCGTTGTCGAAGTAGGCGAGCAGCTCCACGCAGAGCGTCGTCGCGCGGCACAGTGTTTCCTCGATTTGCTCGCAGCGGCCGTTATTGATGTTGATCGCAATTCCAAGGTCGGTCAACAACTCTTTCACGTGCCTGGCCTCTAACATTGGGCTCGGCCGGAATCGAACCGGCTGTCGCAACTCTTGGGGGTCTTTAATGGGGCCTCGCTGGGAGTGCGTATCGTGCGCACCTGCCGTCGCTGGTGTTTCTTCATTCTGCATTGTGAACGCCCCTTCCGAATGAACCGACCCGGTTGTCCGCACCACGCGGCCCGAACCCTTGTTGATTGATAGTCAGCGCCTCGACGGGGCGGACAGGGCCAGGTCGAGACGCCTGATGAGTTGATTCGCGACCGTCTCTGCGACTTCCCCCGAAAAAGGGTATCTACGATGCGCCATGGCCGCGGTCACCAGGCATAGGGCCAGCGCTTGCTCGCTGGCGGTGAAATCCTCTGCTTTGCCCTCGGGCCTGCTCGCGGCCCCAATTCGTCGCATGTATTCGGCGAGTGTTGGCATTCTTACGCTCCAAAGCCACAAATGACTTGATGTTATCCGACCGGATTGGCCACGACGTCGGCGAGTTCCGCGGCCCGGTCGTCATGCAGGATGATGAATGTCAGTCCGGTATCATCGATGCGAATTGACATGCTTTTGACGACGCGTGTGCGGTTCGAATTGCTGTCCTTTATCAGCAGTCTCCCCTGTTTCTCGGCCCCGGACAGGAATTTGAGCATTTCTTCGACAGTCATCGATCCCCCAATGCTTAATGAGTCCCGATCAACACGATTTCACTTCCTGGCCCGAACGAAGACGAGTAATTCCCGGACGGCGGCATCGACGCGTTTTCGATCCTTGATGTCGAGTAGCTCGACGAGACGGTTTTCGACGGTCGCCCAATCCTCGGCCTGGTCGGTGGGAGGCTTCATCTCCGGCTTCGCGGTCTCGGCCTTGCGGGCATCAATGCGACGCTGGACGGGCGTCGCTCGGGTTTTCACCAATCCCTGTTCGACGGTTTTGAATTTGCCTCCCCCGATTCCCGCGGCGAGCTCGACTACCTTGGCGGCCGGCAGGTCACGAACTAGCTTTGCGGCGGCATCCGACATTTTCACCTGGCCGTCCATCAGCTTTCGACCGACGATCGATCCGGGCCCCCCCAGGCGATCGACCGCTTTCGAGAAAACTCCATTTCGTTTGACGGTCGCGGGCGAGACGTTCGATTCTTTGGCGATCCGGACGGCCGTTTTTCCCTTCGGCTTATGGCCGTTTTTTAAGGGCTCAACTTGAGCCCTTAAATTCTTGGGGCGGCCGTGCGGCTGGCTCTCATTTTCCAGCCGTTTACCGATCAGATAGGCTCGCTGTTCATCGCTGACATTGCGACGGGCGAGCTGCAGTCCCAGCACAAAATCAATTGCCTCGGCCCTTCCGGAGAAAGTCATCCATTCGACGTCGTATTGGATTTCGAAGGCGTCGCAGATCTCTTTGCGATTGTGCCCATCGAGCAGAAATCCTGTTTCGGACCAGCCCTTGAGGCGATCGAGGCAGCCCTCGGCCCGCAGACTCTTCTCGAGGTCGGTCCGTTCCTGCTTCGACAGCGTGGGAATTAGATCCCGAATCTCCGGGTCGATCGACAGCGGCGGTCTGACATCTGGATCATTGTGAGCAATGCCGGCCGGTACAGTCGTGCTGTTCAGGCCGGGGTGAGTCGGCGGCTTGACCCGCAGATTAAAACCGATCCCATTTCCTTCAGGGGCGGCGACTTCCGCGGTCCCCTTTGCTTTCTTGCCAAGGCGCATGGCGAATCCCTTCAGGCGTTAAGGAAACGTCCGCGGAAACAGGGCACGTCGCCGAGTTTTTCGCGCAGGCGTTCACCAATGAAAGTGACTTCCAGTTCGATCGCGTTGTGAACGGCCAGGGGAAACGGGATCAAGCGGAATTCTCTCTCCTGCGGAGAAAACTCGAACACGCATTTGATGCCCTGGCGTTCGACCAATGAGGGATCGTCGAACGTCCGAACGTCGAGTATCAAATCGTCGGGGCATTCCCCGGCCCCGCTCACAGCCTGGGCCTCGATGTCGTTCCCCAGCGATTCCCGGGCATTGCTGAACTGGCCCACGGCGCCCGACATATTGGCGAATTTCAGGTCGCTTACCCAGTTGAAGAGTCGCGGGTCGCGCTGGCATTCCCCCAGGTCGGTCCGCAATAGCTTGCGGAATGCCTTCTGGTCGTAGCCCGGCCGATCCTTTTCCAGCCTGGCCAGCAGGACCATTGTCGGCGTTAATGTCAGCGACATGGTGGCGAAATCGCGGCGGGTATCGTCGTCGATAACGACGGCGACCCCGGTCCGGTCATACCACACGACGGTATGTTCGGAGCCCTTCTCTTGAACGAATCGCTCAACCTCATCGAGTGTGATCAGGCGATGATTGCGGCCAGCCGGCATGGCGATCTGCTTTTCGAATTTACCGTCGGCTCCGACGGTCAAATAGACGTGCGGCGGCTCGGCCTGCGGTTTTACGATCGCAAGTTTTCCCTCGGCTCCCTTGGCGGCAACTGCTGTGTCCTGAATCAACTTAATTGCATCCGTCAAAATTCCTTCCATGCTGCATCCTTTTCAAAATAAGTGGCGATTGAGAACGAAACGAACTGAATTGAATGGGTCAGGCCAGAGCAGGATCGTCCGCGACCTGAGCGTCGAACCGCAGACCGGCCTTCGAGGGGCGCATCTTGAAATCGCGAGTTCGGAATTTCGGCACGGCGGCGTTAGCGTCGATCGACACCTTAACCTCTTCGCACTGCCCCGTTTCGGGGTCGGCGACCGGCTCAAATTCGAGCTGAAACGTCAACTTACGTTTCTTCTTTTCGCCTGGGCGATTCATGCAGTCGTTCGTAATGAGCTGCAGGTGCTTTTGAAACAGCAGCTCAATTTTGGGCTCAAGCACTTCCAACGTGGCGAGCGTCAATTGTTCAAGTTGAACAGCCATGTGCATGGTTCCTCCGTGGTTAGAACAACAGATAAATGTGAGTCAGTATGTCGGAAATTCGGATTCAAGGTGCGCGCCCGGAGGTCGCAGGAATGCTTCGGCCTCGCTCACGGTGCGCTCGGCGCGCATAATCGAATCCGGCAAATGGAAAGGCGGCCCCTGGATAACTGTGCATGATCCCGATGCGAAACTCTGGGCCAGAATGTTTGCTTGCAACTGGTCGGCAAGCTCGAGCGGGGCGGCAATCGGCGTCATCCAGAATACGGCGCCCCCATCTGGCGGCTGAACCGCAATTCTGAATTTTCTCGACGATCCAGGGGGCGGCGCCGGCCTCATTCGCTGGATTTCGGCCTCGTCCGGCCAACCAGGCGGCTTTGCCATGCCATCGCCGCCGCAACGAGGACACTGAACGCGTCGCCAGAATTTCCACGCTGGCGACGCGGGATCGTGAATCCAGCCGCATCCCGGGCCGGCCGGGCCGGTCCCGCAAGTCCTGCAATAGTTGAATCCCATTATTGCACCCGAATGATTAATGACCCGCCGTCAACAAATGTTTAACGATTGAAGGCCGGTTGCTGATGACGGCACTCGTCGACCTGGGCCTCGGCGGGAAGGCGCAGGAAACTCAGCAGGCGGTCGGTTGTTCGCTCCCAGGCCAGCCATGTCGGCAGGCCCAGCGCGGCGAAAAAGTCCTCTTCCTCGGGCGTCTCAATGACCCCCGACGGTCCCCAGAGAGATCCGCGATGTTGATTGATACCGTCGGGCATAGCGCCCCCGTTCGAGCGTTTGGTGACAACCAGATGGCCGAACTCGGCGGGACCAGTGCGGATAGCGAGCAATGCGCCCCAGCTCGCGGGGGGCGTCACAATGAACAAATCGACCTTTATGCCGTCCCAGTCGAGTCGCTTATAGCGTCGGCCGTTTCTCTTCAGGTCTTGATCGAACTGAAGCGGGCCTGGGCCGGAACAAACCCGATTGAGCAATCTGTCGATCACCGTCGGGATTTTCTCCGGATCGATCGCGTCGACCGGCTCGGCGAACAACGACGCGGGGCGCTTCGATGGCAGCGGCTGACAAACGATTTCGATGTCCTTCACGAATGGCTTGCGGCGACGGATGCTCCCGGCGACAACAGCCCGATCGCCTTCGCATACCGGCGCGATCAGATCAATAATTTTGTCCGCAATGTCCGCGGCGATCTTCCAGGAAACGCTATCCTTCGGCTCTATCAA